CAACCCTGCGTCATCTTGAGAAGACGACGTGGGCCGACATCGTTGTTGACAATCAGCAGCACATCGCGCTGCCGATGGTTCTCAAGAAGAAGAAGGTCGAATTCGGCAGTGGCTACGGCCACCAATTCAACGTCAGGGTTCTGAGCAACAACGCTGCTCGCAACGTGAAGTTGAACGAGGTCGACAACCCCACGACTGCCGACACGCAGACCACGGGGAACATTCCCTGGCGTCACACCGAGACCCACTGGGCCTTGGAAGAGCGGATCATCTCGATGAACCGTTCGCCCTCTCGGCTCGTCAGTCTTCTCCAGAGCAGTCGCGTCGATGCGATGACGGATCTGGCAGAGTTGATGGAATCGAACTTCTGGGGTGCGCCCTCAAGTTCGTCCGACAGCCTGGCCCCCTACGGCGTTCCTTACTGGATCGTCTACAACGCCACGACTGGCTTCACTGGCGGACACCCCTCCGGGTTCTCCGACGTTGGCAGCATTAGTTCGACCACCTACAGCAGGTGGAAGAATTGGTCTGCAAATTACAGCCAAATCTCGAAGGGCGATCTGATCCGCAAATGGAGGGAGGCGGCTACAAAGACGGAGTTTCGTCCTCCCGTGGACGGCCCGTTCTCGAACATGGATTCCAACTACGGGTTCTACACCGATTACACGGTGCTGGGGACTCTGGAAGAAATTTTGGAGAGCCAGAACGACAATCTGGGGAATGACGTGGCGAGCAAAGATGGCCAGACCGTCTTCCGCCGCACTCCGGTTGTCTGGGTTCCGTACTTCGACAACAACAGTGGCACGGTGGACACGACCAACCCGATCTACGGGATCAACTGGTCGGTGTTCAAACCTTGCTTCCTGTCCGGTGAGTACATGAAGGAGACCAAGGTGAGTCCTCACCCGCTCCATCACCGGACCATCACGCAGTACACGGACTGCACCTACAACTTCTTCGCGGTTGACCGCCGGAGAAACTTCGTTCTGAGCAAGTAGTCGACTGACTGCTGCGATTGAGTTCACCCCCTGCCCTGCCATCGTTGCCATGCGGGGCAGGGGGGTCACTACCGGACTGGCAACGCCAACAAGAAAGATTGAGACATGACTTCCAACATGCCCTACAAGGGCCAGGACACAGCAAAACTTCCCAGCGTAAAGGTGTGGGGCCAATTCCCGCTCAAGAACGCTCTGGCGCGGATCGGCGGCGAGGCATCTCTCGGCAATTGCGCTGATGTTGGAACGCTTGCCGGTGTAGCAAATGGCGTCGATGTCAATTCCCCACTCGTTCGTTTCAGCGATTCGGGTACTGGCGACCTCGACATTACTCGTGTTGATGGTCACCCCACCCTGGAATGGACCCCGGCTGACCACGAGAATTTGATCGTGGGACCGGACTTCAACTTCGATCTCGGTTCTGGTCGTCCGTGGGCGTTCGAGTGTCGCATCAAGCATACCACTGCGGTAGATCATGGATTCGTCGCTGGAATTATCAGCGTCAATTCTGCGGCAGATGCGACTTACGACGTGTACGCAGCCAACACGGTGACGAGCGCGACCAGCGCACTCGTCACAAACCGATCAATTATCGGTTTCTACAAGGATGAGGCTGTCGCGACCGTCGATGCCATCGCGAAGGACAGGGGTACAGACGACGGGTCGGAAACGGACGTTCTGGCAACGGCGCACACGCTCGTTGATGCGACGTTCGTGAAGCTAGGCATGTACTCGGATGGCAGTCGCATCCGATTCTTCGTCGATAACACCGAGAAGGCATCGCACGGAATGTCTGATACTGGCATTCCTTCTGCAACCTTCGACGGAAACATGGCTCCGATGGTCTACTGGAACGCCAGCACTACATCAGCCGCATTCGTCCAGTGGGTTGCTGGCGGATACTTGATCTGAGTCCTCGCGGGTTGAAACCGGGGGGGGAAGCACAAACCACGACTTCCCCCCCCGGTTGATACCACGGAGAAATAGATGAATGCACGAACGCGGGAGATAATGGAGATAATGAACGGTGGGCCACTTCCCCCCGCATCCGTTCATCTCCACGACCAAGTTGTGACCATGTGCAATCGAGTTCATGGTCCTTCAGAGTTGTCTACCCCGATGGCGGCTCTGATACTGGCGATTTCCCGTGTTGAAGCCCCGTCGGAGCCACGACCGCATTTGTCTCCTGGTTATCGGCCGCTGACCAAGGAGGATGCGGGCCGGAAGTTCCATCGCAACGGTTCTACCGGCACGTTCATCGGTCGTGGCCCACGGGGCTTTTACAAGGTGAAGATCGACGACGAAGATATCCTGTTGAATCCCGATGTATTCAATGAGGAATGTGAGTTGATCAATGGCTGAATCTAGCCTGAGCCTGTCCTTCGAGGACTTGCGGGACTCCGTGTACGAGTACGTCTACGGCGGTGACGGAAACCATTCCGCTGAGTCGGACTCGAACCGCAAGAATCTCGTCGACCGGATGATCTACTCTGGTCTCCGTCAATTTTACAAGCCTCCCCCGGTCGGTGGACGGATCCACGACTGGTCGTTCCTGATGCCGATCACCACGTTGTCGATCAACGCCCCGTACACCACGGGCACGATTGCATACGACCATACCGGCGGATCGTCAGAGCGGCTCGTCACCCTGAGTGGAGGGACGTGGCCGACGTGGGCAGAGAGCGGGATGATCGAGATCAGCGGATCGGACTATCCCGTTGAATCGCGTCTCAGTGACACGCTGTTCACGCTGGATTCTTCCGACAACCCCGGATCGGACGTTGCTGCCAGCACGTCGTACAACCTTCACCAGGACGACTACGACTTGCCGGATGATTTCGGTCGAGTTCTGGGTCCGTTCACTTTCGCCCAGGCTGACAACGCATGGTACACCTGCCAGGTGGTTGGCGAGTCTCGCATCCGTGAGTTGCGACAGAGGGACCGCTACAAGAACTACTCTGGGGGCGACCCGCAATTTGCGGCGATCCGCGCGAAGGCGTTTACCGCATCGCAGGGTACACGGCAGGAAGTTCTCTTCTGGCCCCAGATCACCTCATCCGCGACGGTGACCTACAAGTACCGTGTCCGTCCCAACAAGCCATCGTCACCGGGCCATGACGATATGACCGGCGACTACCTGTACGGCGGAAGTGACCATTCCGAGACGATCCTGTACTCGTGTCTTTCCGAGGCGGAAAGGCGTGTCGACGACGAGAAAGGTCCGATGTGGGAGAGGTTCCAGGAGTGCCTGGCCTCGTCCGTTATGTTCGACAGCCGGGACAATCGCTCCGAACACCTGGGGTACAACGGCGACGATTCTGACGGAATTCCTATCTTCAACCGGAACCGTCAATTCCTGTATAGTGGGCAAGTGACCTACAAGGACGAGTAACCTTCCGGCTGGTACGGGATGAGAGTTCCCGCCCCACTCCGGGGAACCGGACCATCCACCACGATGTAAAAAGGAAATCGCTATGAGTAGCAAGAACGTACTTCGACTGTTGCAATCGGCCCGTGAGATCAACGCCAAGACGGCGGATTACTCGGTCCAGGCATCCGACTTCGACAGCATCCTGACCACTCGTGGGGCGGCAGGGACAGTGATCTTCACCCTTCCGACTGCTGCCAACTCCAAGGGTGGCATCGTTGAGTTCTACAGCGTGGCTGATCAGACCATGACGGTTGCCGGTCAGGACGAGGAGATCGTTGCGATCAATGATCTGACTGCCGATTCGGTTTCGTTTCAAACAAGCAGCGAGAAGATCGGCGGCGGATTCCGTGCAGTCTGCGATGGAACTTCATGGATCGTCGTTCCCCTGGCGACCGAGACGCAAACGGTCACTGTTGCTTCAAGCTAAAGGGGGTGACGCATGGCTTCATCTACAGAAACATCGCTTGCTGAAATCGGGGCTGGTGTTTACTCGGCCGTGGGAGACGGTGCGCAGAAGTTCGCGTCGGTTGATCAAGGTGCGGCAGGTACTCTGGCCGCTGTGGCAGCAGTTACCGGAAGTAGGATCAGAATCCTGGCTGCGTGTCTCCAGAGTTATTCTGGATCCGGTGCGCCGACGATAACTTTCAAGAGTGGCACTACCCAGTTGTCTGGCGAGATTGATTCCACCCAGGTAATCAGCATAGTCCTGCCATACAACCCTGCGGGATGGATGCAGACAGCGGAAGGCGAGGCGTTCAATATCGTCAGCACAAACGGGGCCGTGAACGGAATGCTCGTCTACGAGGAAGTCGCGGGCGCATAAGGAGAGGGGATGGATGCCTCCCAAACGACGCAGCGTGAAACTACCCTTCCCGGTGAAGGGGCTGAATGAGTCGTATGGATACGAAGATCAGCCACCTGGAACCACGGTGGATGCTCAGAATGTTCGTGCGTTTCCTGCCCAGTCGACTGACCCCTCCAGTGGAAACTCGAAAGCAAGCGGCAGGGCCAGGGGAGGCCAGCGTCCCGGCCTGAGCAAGTACGTCTCAACGGCCCATTCCAGCGACACGTCGATCCAGAATATCAGCCACATGGCTTATTCTGAGTTCACGCCGCTGTCCGGTCGGGGCCACTCGGTGATCCGAGAGGACACGGGTGGATCGTTCACCATCGTGGACAGGCTGGGATCTATTGTCGAAACGCTGGGTGTAGTTTCCGAGACCTACAATCTCGGCCAGTGGGGTCTCGACGGATTCCTCTACACTGCCAGCGTGGACTCCAGCAACAACCTCATCATGAGGAAATACAATGTGCTGGGGACCAAGAGTTGGGACTGGACCGACAGCAACTCCCCCGCCGTGGCGTTGAGTTCTGCCACCCGACAGGTGGTCGGCCTGGCCGTCTTCGGTGACTACGTCTACGTCTGGGTCCGCAGTATCAGCGGCGTCACCGGGGAAGCGATCTACCGTGTCAAGACTTCTGACGGGAAGTTGCAGGAGACCTCAAGCGGTAACGGAACGCAGAGCGATTACTGGTTGATCTCGGAAGATCAGGCGACAAATGATTTCAAGGATTTCTACCCGAGTACGGGAGATACAGGAAAGGGTATCAACCCGATTTTTGCTGGAAACGGGATGCTGGCGATGGTCTGTTTCAACGACAGCGGTGCATCCGCTTCGTCCAGCACGAAGTCCAATGCGATAGATTACAACGACAGTGCCGCCGACGTGAAAACGGCCATTATCGCGATGAGCCACCTGACCACTGACAACATCACGACAGACGGTGGTCCCCTGGGCACTGCTGCCGTGACCGTCACCATGGCGGACAATCTGGCGACTCAGGATGTTGTCGAATTCGTCGTGACCGATTCGGGAACCCTGAGCGGGGGGGCGTTGACTGTCTCCTCGACCACCCAGGGTGACAAGGACAACAGCGAGGTCGTGACGATCACGTCCACGCACACGAGCGGGTCGTTCAAGTTGGCTCATGACGGTCGGATGTCGGTACAGGCCATCAACATCGAGACCGGCAAACAGATGTTCTGCCGCGAGATACAGGATGCGGGTCTAGGCTCAACGACTATTTCTGACAGCCAGGCCGAGTTGGACATCGCGATGGATGAGATCGGCAACATCTACACCCTGAGCAAGTCCAAGAAGGGGACCAGCGACTTCAACTTCGCCATCGTCAAGACGGATCCGAGCGGTGATCTGGTCAGTGCCTTCGGTGATTCCGAGGCTTCCTCGACGGTGAACGGCACGATGGAACACACCGGGACAACCCGGTCCATCTGCTACGACTTCGTCGGTCGACGACTGGGTGCGGTCGGTGGCAACGTGTACGGAAGCGGTGACTCGTTTGCGACGATCAATTCGACCACCGGGGTCAAGGTAAATTCCCAGGACGCTCACAGCATCACCAACTGGAACGTGATCCGGCAGT